GTTGCCCATCGTCGCGCCGTTGTCCTTCAGGATTTTGCCGAGTTGCGGCAATTCGTTGAAGTTCGTGGCGAAGGGAGTCGTGCCGGCCGTGCCGTAAGCTCGCGACGTGCGAACGTACATGCCAGCCACGTCGCTTTCCACTTCGTTGACGAGCGTGCGGATGGCCTGGGCGATCTGGTCCTGGCGGATGGCGGCGTAACCGGGACCACCGTTGTTGAGACCCTTCTGTTCCTCGCCGGTCCAGCGAAACGGAACCGTTCTGGACTTGGTGATCTGCAACGTGGTATTGCCGATGACCTGGTCGCCGGTATCGGGCGGCAGCTGGCCCGGCACCACGTCTTCGGCGGCGGCGGCAGGAGCGATCGGTACGCGGACGGTCTGGCCTACGGCAGCGCGAGCAGCCTGGGCGTCGGTGGTGCCGGCAAGGATGAAGCCCGACAATTCACGCGACACCACATCCAGGGCGCGGTAAAAGTCGGGAATGAGTGCAGTGAGCGTATTTGCCATGTGGGCATTCCTCAAAAGTTAGGGGTGAAACCCTAACCATCGAGAAACGCCGCGACGTTGAACTGTGCATAGCGTGAGGCTCTAGGTCAGGGGTTATCGACCACCGCCCCGCCTTTCGCGAAATGCTCGGCGCGCTGCTGCGCATCGAGACCTTCGAACTGAGCGCGGGTCAGTGACTTGTTGCCACCGCCGCCCTGTCCGCCACCTTGACCTGCTGGTGAACCGCTTCCGCCCTTTTGGTCCGATTTGAGGATTGAATCCTTGTGCGGGTAACGTTCCACGATGATGCTAAGCGCTTCATCGAAGTTTGCCACTTCGCCGGGATTGGCCTTGCTGTAAATCTTCTCGCCGTCCGCATGGACGCCGATCAGCTTGCCACCCTCCAACTTGAAATGCTTTCCGAAAGAATCCTGCACCATGCCGGCCGGAATCGCGAGCTTTTCGGCGATGAACTTGGACCGGGCGAATTCGCCACCGATCTTCTCACCGTCGAACTGCGCCTGGAGCTTCACGAACTTGTCGTTTGCTTCGGCGAGTTTCGTCTCGTATTCCGTCTTCATCTGCGCGCGCACCTTCTCCAGTTCGCCATTCTCGACCAACTTTTTCTGGTCGATCTTGCCGATGGTTTCCAGTGCCGCCTTCGCTGCGGTCGCATCGATTCCTTCGAAAGCCTTCAGCTGGCCTTCCAAGGTTTCAGCTTTCTCTCGACGCTGCTGGTTCTCGGTTCGGAGATTCTTCAGACTCTCCATGTTGCGTGCGGCATCGAAGGCGATTTCACTGCCATCGTCCATCACGTAGACGGGCTTGCCGTCTTGCAACACCACATTACCGTTTGCAGGATCAAGTTTCAGCTTCATATCGGTTCCTTGTCGCTTCCGCGAGTATAGGGGCAGAGCGCTTCAGCGCTGGTTGATAGGTGGCCTTCAGGCCGGCGATTGGTGCGGCTTCCACCGCGATTCTAAAAATGACGGCTTCCACCGTCAGCGTGGCGGAACTTAAGAGAATCAGAACCAAATCGCAAGACGGGTAAAACTCTACCCGTAATCAATTACTGATGCTGTCTCTAAGCTCCCCGAGTGTCATGGCCATACCGTTCTGACCAATGAGATCGTTCAAGCTAATAGTACCATCGCGCCACATCTGCGCACGGCCGACACCGAGAATACCATTTTGCTCATCTTGCGAAAGCTTGTCCAGAAAGTCCGAGAAAGAAGACGACGGTTTAATCTTCAACATGTAGCCGGCTGGAATGTCTTGCGGAATGTAGATGCAACGACACCAAAGATGAAGCGGAATCGGCAGATACGGAATATCGTGAGCGATTGGATCGCCGTCGATCGTATAGAACATGCCGTCTCGTTCCCCACAGGAAGGACAAACCTTGCTGTCGAGAATTGCGTGATATTTGAGCGCGTTGATTCCGTTTGCCGCCATTGCGGCTCGTCGGCCGGCGTCGGCCGCTGCTTGTAACTGCGCTTCGATAACGGCATTCATTGCCGCTTGCGTGCGCTGCATGATGCCGCCTGCCATATCGCTGCCCGTACCGACAACGCGCTGGATAATCTCTCTGTCCGTTTGATTCGACGCGGCGCCCAACCGCACTTGCTGCACGAGGTTCATACGCAGGCCGTTGTACAGTCCATCGATTTGCTCCTGAACCGTATTGCCGGCAATCGTGAGATTGGCAGCGGATCGGGCAATCGCAGTTTCGGATGCAGCTTGCGTGTAGTTACCCGTATCGAGAGCCCATTGGGCTTCGATCGCGACTAGCTCGGCCACGGCGTCCGATTGCTTGCCCTGAAGTTCTTTGAAGAATTCGAAAGCGATGTCGTCGGCTTCGCGGATAAGCTTGCGCAGCTTCGGGAAGCTCAATGTGGCTACATCTTCGTCGGCGAAGATTTTGCGAATGCGCACGGCAAGCGCTCGCATTTGAGCGTTAGCATCGTTGCGTAAGCCATTCGATACCCGGATGATTTGCAGGGCATGCTTGATGTAATCGTTTTCGATGCTCATCAGTGTACTCTCGTCTGCATGCCACCAAACATTGGCTTGAATCGAACTTCGTTGAATCCCATCGTCGCCTCAATGACTAGGAACCGCCTTTCCTGCGCAGAAAGCCGACCCAGAAGTAACTCCCGGTAGATTGGAATCCACCGGGAGCCAAAAAGGCGCGTAAAGAAACGCACGCCAGCGGCCTAGCTCTCGACGCTGGGTTGCGGTGCTACGGGAGCCGCAGCGGGAACCGGAGCGGCTGGAGGCGCTGGCGTTGCAGCCTTACCGGCTGGGCCCGGAGCAGGCGCCGCGCCCGTCGTTCGATTCGCGGCTAGGCCGAGCTTGGCCATTTCCTCCTGAATTTTGATTTCTTCTTCATCCCAGGTGAGGTCTTCCGAGATCATGCCGCGTTTCTGGATTTCATCAAACAGCGTGCTGCTCGACAGCTTGCCGGAGTTTGCCATCGAAAGCAGGAACGTTCCCGATTCGATCGGTTGCTGGTCCGGGTCAAGGTTCGGTTGCGGTTCAACCGTGCCGCCATCCGTTTCGCTGCGATAAGACGCGACGATATCCAAAAACGATTCCATCGCATCTTTGAAATCCTCGACCATCATACCAAGCAACGAATTGTCGCTAGCTGCCTGCTCGCTTGCTTCGGTAGCAGTCATTGCCGCGCCTGTCTTGCTCGCCGAACTGCCCGAGCTTCGGCCGGTGCCTGGCGTCAGAAGCTTTGCGCCGGCATCGCGCATTTCCGTTTTGATTTCTTCCAAACGCTTCTGGCCGGATTCGATCGCCTTGCCCGTATGCTCGACATACTTCATATCGGAACCGGCAGCCGGCAATTTGATCGCATACCGCTCACCGATAACGATTTTGTCGGTTTCGTCAACGCCGAGCATAACCAAAATCGGGATCATCGCGACATTGAGCAGCGAGTCCAAATGAGATTTGACTTGCCAATGCTGGATATTCAGATAGGCAAGCTGGAGCAGCGGCGGCTCAGAGGTCATGAAGCCTGTCTGCCGCGTGTAAAACGTAACCACAGGAATAGCGGGAAGATCGATAACCGAGCTTTGTTCGGCGACAATCTTCCATTGCTTTTTCATCGGATCGTCGGTTTTCTGTTCCTCGTATACATCAACCGCGACTTTGCCATTGCGCATTTCGTAGACACGAACCTGCGGAATGCAAGTTGTGCCGTAGTCGCCGTCATCTTCTTCACGTTCGAAGGTCACGCGCAGCTGGCGCAGCGAACCGTCAGGATTCGTCTTCCATCCCAGGATACGCTCCGGGCCCAAGATGATACCATAAGGGCGTGCACCGGCTGCTTTCTGGTCGGCCTGAGTTTTTACGCCGGCAGCCTTCGGCGATTCGACAAGCACGCAGGCATGGCCCTTGTCGAATGCTTTCATGAACCATTGGCGCATGAACACTTGCACGTCATGATCCATCATGTCGACGTTATTCAGCACTTCGTCGACAATCCATTTCGGCACGTCTTCGTTGACTTTGACCGGCTCGGCAAAAACGCGGCCGGTCATCT